TGAACTGAAGCCGGAACTGAGCGAGCACAGCAAACACACGAAGCTGGTTCACCAGATCAGGCGGGTACAGGACGTTCAGCCGATTGGGATCGTTCGGGTCACGCTCCACAATCAAGTTCTTTTTGAAGTTGTCCGCGTCCTCTACCAGCCCGTTGAACTCGTCAATGCGGTACTGGGCGATAAGCTCCGCTTTGATAGTCTTCGGGGTGACGATCGCCTGTCCAGCACCAAACCGGGTACCGTCATTGGCAAGTTTGTGGCGCGGGTACTTGCTCGTGATCGCTTGCCGCTGATTGCGAAGGATGCGCGCAAGCGTGGCCAGCGTTGTGACATCGGTGTAGGCATCGTCAGTGTTGCCATACGTATTCAGCGTGTACGTCGTGGTTTCCCGCGTGATCATAGGCACGCCGTCCTGCAACGTGCGCTGGGTGGCAAGCCCAGCTGTGGAAAACGTATTCAGCTGACTGAGCAAGAAACGGCCCTGCCCTGGTGCTGGCAGAATGCCTTCCAGATGCAAGCTCTGGAGTGGCCGCGCCGGATCGATGGACAACGCGCGGGCTGCCTTGCCGGTATAAGCTGCCGCCCATTCCCAAATAGGTGTCGGTGAAGTCGCTTCCACCGCCATGACGGACAGCTGCGGATTGTTGCCAGCGATACCTGCAAACGTCAGTAGGTTCGCGTAGGTGTCGCGGTTCGCGCTGAACATGTGGCCATACAGCTGCCTGATCCAACCCCAACGGCCAGTATCAGAGAAGCCAAACTCAGTCTTCCATGCCAGCAACGAAGTCGAGTCATTGAACGGAATGCACACGTACTCCGCTGGCATTTCGCCAAGATTGGAAATTGCCGTTGTGAATGTGGGAACGCCCGCACCCGTCACGCCGTTAGCGATCGTGAACGTCACACCAGCCGGGGTGACTTCGCCGCCCACCGCACCGAAGTAGTTGGTCGTGACGACAAGATCATTGCCGTAAGTACCCTTGTTCTTCAGCGTGATCGTCACGGCGCCAGCCGCTGGCGTAGCTGTCACCGGCAGACCCGTGATTGCGTTGATAGCGGCGGCCGTATTTGTGGCCAGCGTGCCGACAACATCACCACTCGCCACAGACACAGGAACATGCCTGCCGCCTATGTAGAGGTGGAACGTACCGGCTGCTGTGGCAGCTGCCGTGAACGTCAACGTTCGGGTGGCTGCTGTACCGCCTGCCGGTTCAGCAACAGGCAAGCCCCACACTTCCTGAGCCCAGTTATTCTTGAAGTAGGCATCAAACATGCACGCAAGCATGCTGCCTACGCCAAAGAAAGCGTCTGCTTGCGCCTGTGACGCAACGGGGATCGGAACGTCAGCTGCCGCAGTCGCTCCGGTTGTGCTCTTGATACCAACAAGGATTGTTGGCTGCCGATTGATCGGCAAGCCTGCTTTCGACGGATCGACTTCCACATAGTAAAGCGGAATGCGGAAGCCAGCGGGAATGTTATTGAAACTGATAGGCATCTACTATTCCTTCCTCTTCGGTGGCTGGAATTTTTTCGGGTCCTCTTCAGCGGCTTCCTTAGCAGTTGGCTGTTCCATAGCAGTGGAACCTGTTGGCGCTGCTTTCAGAATGTCACCGTCCTGAACAAGGCGGTGCGTAAATGAATCATCCGGCCACTCAGCCGGGGTCGTCGTGTCAGCTGGAAACCCGCCACCAACCGGATGTTTCAGAAGCTTGCGCAGATGTTCGTTCTTTGCCCAGACTTTCATTTGACCCTACTCCGGTTACGGGATTTTGATTGCGTTCACTTTGATATACAGGTGACCGCTCAGCTTATGATTGATCCCTTGCGGGATATCGTATTGAGCCACCACCTGTGGCACACCCACGTCATGTCCTGGTGGATAGCGAGTTTCAACGTGGAACGTGTTGAAGTCGTCGGTAATGATCGGATCGAACAACACCACGCCCAGATCACAGGACAAGTCAAAACGAAGCTCAGCAACAGGCACTTCATTGTCAGCACCGATAGTGCCGAACATGTGCGTTCGCCCGCTACGAAGGAACGACCGAATCTTAGCCTCGCCGTCACGACCGTCCCAATTATAAACGCGCGGATCGGTAAACAGGCTGTTGATTGCAGCCATGGCTTCGTCAAGCTTGGCTTCCGCTGCTTCCGCGTCATTGTTCTGGACCATGACACTAAAGCCATAGCGCGCCGTGCATTGGAAACGAACGTCACCCACGTTGGAGTCGCCGTCCGGCTGATTGGCTTCTTCGATAAAGTAGATAGCAGCGAACGGGATATTTTCCGGCTGAACTTGCAGCGACCTGTTAGTGGAAAATTTAAATCCGTGGCTAGTAAAGAACGGCAACGCCTTTAAGCGAGTTAACAAATGATCGCGGACCAGCATCGGGTAAGTGAATGCTGTCATGGCTTGCTGGTGACCAAGCGTCGAAGCGTCAACGAAGTTTCACCACCCCCATTGGAGTCCTGATCTATAACAGTGAAGTCACCAGCCGCAACTATCGAACCAGTCGCTGGGATAGAAATGTGATCCCCTTGTATGGGCACTACGTCGTATTCAAGATCACGCACGTCCAGCACAGTCCGCTGATCAGAAAAAACAGAGTTTTCGTCAGCCTCAACATCCATTGCTTCCGATCTGTAAATGCCGCGCGCCTCATAGGCTGGGTGTCCAGGTTGGCTAGCCAGCGGTGTGATTACAACCGGCCTACCGTATAGGTCCTGTGTCTTGGCATAAATTATATTGGAGTAGTCAACAGCCATGCGTTGCTCATTGGTTCATGAAGGCTTCACGGACAGCTTTACGCGCGGCCGATCTACGCTTAGCGCGAATGCGTCTCGCTCCCTTCGTCATATACGGATGCTTCAGCCGTCCTGGTGTCCACCGACCATGCCAGTCACGCGGCTGGCTACGCCAGTTGTGCCGCCACGCTTCGTCAAGCCATTGCTGGCGCGAGCGTTTGAAGTTGCTGCTTGCTGCCTTATCTGCGTTAGACTGCCTATCACCGAAAAAAGCATGCTCCATTCTATCGACAATAGCGCGCCGAACATCAGAGCCAGCAACTTGCGTCTCTCTTCGGTTAAACTCACTTTCAAAGCCGGTCTGGAAGCCTCTAAGCGTTCTACCTACGACACCAGAACGAGCAGAAAAAGCAGAACCACCAAGCGCTGTATTCTTCAAACGGCGAACTTCGCTTAACCCCGATGTCGTGTAACCGCGCTTTAGCCGTCTAGCAAAATCGTGCCCAACAACGTCAGCTACTTTTTCTTTTAACCAGAGCTTACCGACTTCTTCTAATCGCTTGGTGACCAAATTTTCTAGCATGTTTTCTTCCCCAGCCAGCAGCGAGTCTGCTAGAGAAGTCAGCCCATAATATGTATACAACATAGACATGGTGGATCAGACCGCAAACCGAACGTATTTTTTCACCAGTTCAAGCACCGCTTTCTTTGTCGAACTGCCGCCACCGCCACCAGAACCAAGATGTGCGTTGGGATCAAAGTAAATAACGCGACTGTCCTTATGTGACACCATACGGATACTGGTATCACCACGCTGTAGCTGGTTGTAGGCTTCGCGTGTCATGAGCATTGCAGCTTGCGCCAATGCTTTTGGAGCTTCCTTCGGCAAGTCGTAACCACCCGTGTACGTGATCACGACTGGGGTTCCCCACAACACACCGCGAGCAATTGGGAAACCATTCGCAATGCGCGTCAACTTCCCAGAATTCTTATCCAGGTTCCAACCAGCCTTAACCAGATCAACGCCAGCCTCGTTCAGTGAATGAATTTCCTTGACTGGGAAGCGTGACAACCAAATGCGGCCGGTATCATCCAAATCCCAGATTGTTTCTTGCACTTTCTCCTGAGCGAGCACACGATTGCATTCCTTCGCAATCTCGTCTGACGCCCACTTAATAAGCAACTCAATTTGCGCTTCCGTATTCTCGGAAACGCCAGTCAGGTTTAAACCCAACCGAGCGTCACGCATCGACAACAGCGAAAACTCTGTAGCCGGTTCTACGACTTCAACGCTGCTATCCATCATCCACCCCTGACATAATCGCCAGCGAAGCGTTCGAACAATGGACGAAGCGAGACTCCCGGACCGGGCTCACCGTCGCTCATGACAGTCTTTAGAGCATAAGTGCTCGGATCAACTTCGAACGCCAAAACGTGTACGCCAGCTGGACCGGCTTCACCACGTTCGCCACGCATGCCGCGCTCGCCCCTCTCGCCACGCGTTCCGGCAGGACCAGCTTGCCAGTCTGGTCCTGGACATGGACCGGGGTTGTCGCTCTTGGATATGAACCACGATCTATTAAGCGTGACGATATCGAGTGCCTTGTACGTATCAACGCCAGTTTTGGCACCGCACAGTTCAACATCGTAAGTCCCACGAACACGGAACGGACGCGCGTCCTTCCCGTCTTTGCCAGACGTGCCGGGCTTGGCTAGGCAAACCCAATCCGCATGACCGGGCGTGCGTGCTGTGTCACAGCGTGCTTGGTAAGTCCCACCATCGTGTGTGACCACGTCACCCGTGTAAAAGACTTTATCTTCCCACGGCACCACAAGCGGCAACTCGCCGGGCAAGCCTTGAATACCGCGCTCGCCTTGTGCTCCGGGCTCGCCCCTCTCGCCACGCTCCCCAGGATCGCCCTTTTCCCCGCGCTCCCCGTGATTTCCAGGTTCACCGCGTTCACCCTTTTCCCCACGCTCCCCAGGTGTGCCGGGCTCGCCCCTCTCGCCAGACGTGCCCGGTTCCCCTCGTTCACCATGTTCGCCCTTCTCGCCCCTCTCACCAATAGCCCCGCGCTCGCCAGGAGCGCCCTGTACGCCAGCTTCACCGGGCTCCCCCTTCTCCCCGTGCGGACCGGGCTCCCCACGCTCCCCGTGCTCCCCAGGTTCGCCACGGTCCCCCTTTTCACCTCTCTCCCCAAGTTCCCCTTTCTCGCCTCGCTCTCCGGGAGCCCCGGCCGCCCCAACCTCGCCGGGTATTCCTTGCTCCCCACGCTCCCCAGTAGCACCACGCTCCCCAGGTGCGCCGTGCTCTCCAGGTGTGCCGGGCTCACCCGGATCACCCTGGTCCCCCTTCTCGCCCCGCTCGCCCTTCTCGCCCGGATCACCTTTTTCCCCAGGATCACCGTTAAGTCCTTCAACACCACGCAAACCCTGATCGCCTTTTGGTCCAGGTTCGCCACGGTCCCCCTTCTCGCCCGGATCGCCTTTTGGTCCAGGTTCGCCAGTGTCCCCCTTCTCGCCCTTTTCTCCGGGCTCGCCTTGGTCACCAACTTCACCGGGTGCGCCTCGCTCACCGGGCGCGCCGTTTGTGCCATCCTTCAAAGTCGCTAAACGCTCTTGGATAGCGTCTTTCAGCTGTGACCGAAGCTCGGTATTCTCAGCACGAAGTAATGCAATCGTCTCGCGTGACTGCGCTTGAACAAGCTCTAGCTCGCGCTTCCACTCACGCCGCAAATCACTGATGATCTGACCACCAGCTTCATGCAGGCTGTCTAGGAAGGCTTCGCTAATCTCGTCTAAATTATCACTGGACGTTTGCGGCGCGGCTGCTGCTTGCACGTTCGGTTCTGTCCCCACGATCAGCACAGGCAATAAATCGTCTTGCACTGACTCGCTCTCGAATCCGTTGTTGTTTTGCATTTGGCTGGTCTTTCGGTGCTGGTGCAGGAGGATTCGAAGGGGGTGCAGCCGGTCCAGGTGCAGCTGGTATTTTAGAAGCCGCGCTTAATGGCACGACTTGCTGCTGCACACGTGGTTCATCGCCGTCCTTCGCCTTCGGTAATCCAAACTGGGCACGCGCTTCATTTGGACTATAAATCCCACCTTGCACACCACGCGCAGCCGATTCGACTCGACTCTTCATTTCGGACCGTAAGAGTGCATCAGTGTTTAGTTCTAGGTATTCGTCCGGGAACCCTTTCAAGTTAAAGTGGTTACCAAACGCCTCTTCAAAGTGGTTCAGACAAAATCCCAGACCAGAGGCAATCCAGGTTTGCATTAGAACTTCAGTTGATCCCATGGGAGCGCTTTGCGCGATCCCAAGGATTTGAAGCGGGATACGAAACGCCAACGCTATGTGCTGGTCTGTCATCTTCATGACATCGGCCAACTGAGCGTCAATGTTAGTCATCGCAAGCGGTACCGGCTTCAATCCCGCTGTCAGAATAGGTGTGCCACCGGTCCGCAATCCACGGACTTGCTGCTCCCATCGATCGCGTAAAACTTCAACCTGATCGGGTTCAAGGGTCATATCAGTTGCGAGCACAATGCTAGGACGCGCGGCATTCATGTAAAAGTTCAGCTGCTGCGACGTGATAGCATCACTAGCGGCGATATCCTTTAGAGCCGATATGATCGGGCTCTGCCCCACCAACATATTTGAATGGGAAGTGTGTAGTCTAACGTGCAGCACGTCACGTGCTGGCACAAACAACGGGAACGCTACCTGCTTTTCGATAACGTCATTGCCACTCAATGAATAAAATATGTCGCCGGTTTCTGGCG